GGGGTTTTTGGTAAATTAAAACAAGAAATAACAGATATAAATAAACTTATTGATCGTTTAGACACTGGTAAAATGCAAGCCTTATCTAGGATTGAAGATATTAGTAAAATGAAAAAATACATCAGTGGTGGTGCAGGAGGATATGAGGGTGGTACCGATTCAAAAGCATATGATCCAGGCGATTTTATGCTTGAGGGTGAGGGTGGTTATGCAGACGTAAGCGGTATTGATCTAGATATAAAACCATGGCTTAAAGATGCTTATGTTAAACCTACTCAAATGGATATTGCGGCAATGAATAAGGCAATGGGTCTAGATGCCATGAGTCTTATAAATATAGAATATAAGCAACATGTCATAGATGCAAGTAGGGAATCTAATGAGACTACTCAGGGTAAATTAGACACCCAAGCAACAGATAAAGCATATAAGTCTATTTATACAAATGTGGCGACTAATACTTTAAATCCATTTAGTGATCTATTAAAGCAGTCAACTATTGTTTCTGGCTATAGTGATGAAGAAAGAATTGGAGAAAGGGCAGCATATGCATTAGACGTAGCAAAGCTTCAAAGAGCAAAAGATAATTTAGCCGCTAGTATTGATCCCCTTAGTTATAATAAAATATTACAAAGTGTCAAGGGGCAAGGATTAAGTTTAGATATTATTAGGAAATATAATTCAACTGGACAGATGCCAAAGGGTTTAACTGAGCTTCAACAAGCAACACTTACTAATGTTGCTCCTAAAATTCAGCAAGCATTAGAAACTATCTATGTAGAGGGGTTTAATGCAGTTCAAGGCTTAAAGGGAGCCTCTGGTGTGCCAGGCACAGGATTGGATCTAATGTCTCTATCGAAAAAAAGAGCAATGGACTATAATGATTTAATAAAGGAAGGGAAACTGATGGAGGCTCAAGAACTTGCTTTTGCTTTTGAACAGGTTACAGGTATAGATGTATCAAGTCAAGAAGCAATGGATGAGTTTCAATTAAAAGTTAATAATGAAGGTTTTGTTTCAATTGATGACGCTTCCTTACAAAGTCTAATAACACCTGGGAAAGACTCTAACAAGCCATTTAAACTTACAACTGATTATCTTTTATTAAAGAATGCTCATGATTCTGGAGATAAAGAACTTACAAAAACATTAGTGCCTCAAATAATTCAAAAATATGGTAGAGCTGAGGTATTAAAATCAATAGCGGAGTGGTCAGATGAGTGATTGGTTAATAGATATGATAGCCGAAACTGAATTTGATGAGGCAGTCGAGACTAAAATAGACTCAATGGATAATGTGTTTAAAGTAAAGGAGACTGCACAATTTTTAAACATAACTCCAGATTCATTAAGGAATATGGATTCTACTGTATTTGATCAAGCATACACTGCTGTAACTGATAGTATAAAAGCAGACAGTATTAGATTGGATAGTTTAATAAATACAATAGATACTCCAGAACATTCTATTGACTTTCCAGACATAATCACTTCTAAGCCCAAAGGCGCTATACCTGGTTGGAGAGAGAAAATGAGTATTGCTGGGAAAGAAAAAGCCGAAGAGGCTGAGGGTTTAAGGCCAGAAACTGGTGTTAAGTTTCATCTTAGGCCCGAATCTTATCTTTTTAAACTTCCACCAACAGAGGGAATGGAATACTTTGATAGGGTATTATATCAATATAGTAAAGAACTATCTAAGGAAAGCGATGTTCTGTTAAGTCCTGCGTCTTACGGTGATGAAAGATTTGGTGAAAAATTAACGGAATTAAATAGAAATTTAAAAATAAGGGATGATTTAACAAGGCAATTAGGTGAAGTATATAAGACAATACCTGATACTGAAGAATATAGAGATATGAGAGAAAGATATATAGGGATAATCGAAGCCAACCCTCTTGGTAGAGCAGTTACTGCTAGTAATGAAGATTTTGTTTTACATACTCCTTCATCCGAAATGGATCCTCAACCACTGAGTCCCATGGCCAATGATCCTGAGCCTTTAATGGCTTTATCTAGAATGGTTGATCCATTAAGAGAAGGCCCTCCTGATTTTCTACCAATACCTGAGGAAATAGCAAGGCTTGAAGGATTTGACAGGAATCCTTTTATGCAAGCCGATGAGGCATTAGCAGCCATAAAGGACTATCAAGCAGATTCTTCACAAGTGGATCCAATTACATTTACTGAAGAAATAGACGTTTGGGATCCACAATATGACTACTCAGACCAATAGTAATGGGATACGATCCTTATAATATAGATTCTCTTTTAGAAGAGATACAGAACCCTGAAATCTCAACAGAAACCATGCCTTCTCAAAGAGAAGGTGTTATACCTACTGTATTTGAAGCATTGGGTCAAACAGCATGGGGATTCTCAACTGGTTTCGGATGGAGTATTCCTGAAATATCAGATGCAGTTGAAGAAGCCGCTACTGGTAAAACAAATAGATGGGAAAATATTGTAACAAGTATACCAGCAAAAGCTCTTACGCTAGGTCAAGATAAAGAATCATACGCTGGTGACTTTACCGCATCAGCAACAGACAGAGAGCTTACACTCCCTGGTAAGATAGGATATACCGTAGGTAATGCTGCAGGTATGTTAGTTAGTTTTGGTTGGTTAGGGAGGGTCATGGGTGGTGGAGTAAGAGCGACTGCTAAAGGTGCGCAACTTATAGGTGTAGGACAAGGTGGCTTAAAGACTGCAACTAAATTAGCACAGGATGATATTGTTCAAACATTTGGAAAGGTTGTCTATACTGCTGGTCAAAAGGAGGGAGCACAGGAATTAACAGAAGAAGTAGCGACTGATATAGCAACAAGTGCTCTTGATATTGTATCAAAGTCTGGTGCATTTTATCAGGCAAATAAAAAACTTGCTGATGGGGCTTTTCAACAAGGAGCAAAGCTTGCAATAAAGGAAGAGGCTTTGCGTCCAATATTAGGAAATATTGATGATGCGCTTTTAACAGAATTTGCAGATGAAGCATTTCAAATAGCACTAAGAAGAAGTCCTAGTGAAGGAAAGAACTTAATAGACAATGCTGCTTTAAATTTAGCAAAGAAGGCATTTGGGGATACTGATAAAGCTAGAATTGCAGGGGGGATAGCAGGTGCTAGTACTTATGATGCAATACTTGGTACTGTTATTGGTGCAGTAAGAGGCTTTGGTGAGTATAAGATAAATGAAAGTTATAATTGGGAGAATCCTGAAGATTCAATGGCTCTTCATAAATCTGCATTAGGTCATGTACTTGAAACAGCAGGGCATGAAGCAGCAATATTTTCAATACTAGGGCCAGTTAAATTTATAAGAGGTGGTAGTCGTACTAGTTCTATAACCAAAACCCGTGATATGACACGTGGTGTTATTAATTCTTTAAGACCTGTAAGTAAAATGACCCCTACTCAACTTGAAACAAATGCTGAGTTATTACATAATTTGAGTGGAGGTAATATATTAATTGATCTAGGCTATGCTGGAAGAGGAAAGTTTTGGGAAGGTATTAGTAAAATGTCGAAAGAAAATGCTGATGATGCTTTAAAAGAATTACGTGAATTTCTAACAAAGGCCCGTAAGACATTTTTAAAGGATGCACCTGGTGATTTTTTAAGAGTGGTTGGTGCAGATATGTTCTATAGTTTACCTAGGATGATGACAGGTGCTGTTGCAATGAATCTAACAAGTCTTTATGAAACTGTTAAGAACCATGGTGTAAAAAACTTCATGGAAGGTTTTGGCGCAACTGATTATGAGAAAATTTCAAACATAATGACTGCAATGTATTTTACAAGAACACCTCATTCATTTCATTTACATGGTTCTCCTTATCCAACTGGGCCATTTCAAACGGGCAAGGTAAAAGAGTTTGCTTCACAAAAAGGGAAACAGTTTAGTGAAACCGTTACTGGTTTGAATTTAATAGGTGGTAAAAACTTTGAAAGTGCATTAAAAATAGCACAGAAATATGGTGGGTTTAGTGATGTTAATCCTGAAAAAATGGATAACAAAATATACAGTAAATCATTTGAAAGCTCTGAGGAAATACAATCAATAAAGGAAACAATAGAGCCTCATACTACTGAAAAGTATGTTGTGCCTGAAGGGCAGGAACCAGCAGGAGGTCTTAGAACGGCTGGTGCTAAGTATATAGCAGAGAATGTAAAAGATCCAGTTGAAAAAACACAATGGCGTGACAAATTGAGTATTGCTCAAAATATAGTTGAGTTTCATAATGCAAATTCAACAAGAACAATGGATATAAGTCAAAGTCTTACAAAGGAGGCTGCGGCAAATCTTATAGAAAAATTATCTTCAACTACGTTTGATGGAACAAGGTTAACTAAAAAAGAATCTAGAGATCAACTACATGATTGGTATGCTAATAGAATAGAAAGAGAGGCAAATGTACCCATTAATATAATAAAGCAATTTGTTATTGACATGTATACAGAACTTGGAGTTCCTAACGTAGAAGAGATAAATGGTAAGATAGTAGTTCCTAGATTGAGCAAGGATCTGTTTACATCTTACCTCGATGCTAATACAAATAGGCGTGATGGTACAAGATCTGATGCTGGAGAAGCATTACTTAGTCTTGTTGAGGCAACTAAAAAACTAGAAGCAGCAGATGTTGTAAGATTTGCACGTCCAACTCATGAAACAGCTAGTACAGAAATGATCAAGGAAAGTATTAACGTTAAAGAAAGGTCTGTTGATAAACTGATGCAATATGTTTATGGAGATGCTTGGGACGCAAAAGGAAGAGATCATTCCATATTAAGACAAGACCCTTGGTACGTTGTACATACAAGGCTTTCTGAGGCCGCTAATAGATTAAACGTTGAAAGAGTATTAAAGGGCTCTGGTGATCATTCGCTTGATGAGAATACTGCTAATCAATTATATAAAGGATTAAGAGATGAACTGTCTGGGAATAGATTTCCAGATGTAATCAATAAAGATACAAAAGAAGTAATAGAGGATATTTCAATCTCTCCTAATGCTGATCTCGCTACTGCTCATAAAGACATGAAGCGTGTGCATAAACTTATTAATCTTGTAAAGCCTGAGAATAATGCTGGTGCACAAAGAAGTATTTCAGATTCAAGACTTCTAGAACTACACGAACAATGGTCACGAATGCTTGGTGATGTAGTAACTAATGATAAAATGTATGAGAACATGCAAAGATACCTTGTTGGTAAATCAATAAAAACACTTGGTATAAGTCGTTTATCTGGTGGTTATAATATGCATGCTGCAGTACATGAACTTGTAACCAATAGAGAATTCATGCGTGATACAGGCATGCAGATACCTGAAGTAAACCAAGTAACAGATATGTTAAAAGCAATGTTTCCAAGAAGAGAAACAAATGCCATGGAAAAACAAACATATGAAGAAGTAAAGGATTATTATGAAAAGGTTGTAGGTACTATACAAGATTCAAGGCTGGGTTCCATACAAATAAGAAACATGGTGGAGCAAACACCGGGTGCCTGGTATGAGGCTATTAGGTCATCCATGCTCACTGGTAAGGGAAGAGCGAGCCAATTTGCTGTTGAAAGAATAACTGAGGTCATAGATCATTTTCAAGATGTAATAAGTGAGGCAGAAGTATTTGGTCTTGAACTTCGAGCAGCCGCTGCTCAACGTGGAGCGAACACAGTTGAACAAAAAAAATTAAAATCTCTTTATGATGCTAGTCATGGAGACATGCTACAAGCAGTAAGGCAGTTTAAAACAGCATTGGATTCAGGAGATGGGTTAATGGTTCATGCATTTGAGTCAAGGATGACCAAGGTTTCTGATCTATTGGAACTTGTACGTGAATCTTCTGTTGATGGAACCCATGCTAAATATACTCAAGAAATATTAAGACAGGCAGAAAGGGCATTAAGTGAAGCCCATAGAAATGGTTGGACAGAATTAAACGTTGTACAGGAAGCACATAAACAAATGGAAAGATTTACAATACCAGCCAAGGATCAGATAGATACTGCTTTGCGTGTTTCTTCTTCTCAGTTTGCACAGAGATATAATTTAAATATTACTGATATGACAGATATGTTCTTATCTTATAAATCAATGAGTACTACCATGGAAAAGACTGGTGAAGGTATCATGAGAGTATTGAATAAGATAGATCCTACAGCAACGCATGGAGGGGTAAGGGTCTTTACTCCAGAACAGGTAAGAGAAATACAAAGGACTAGGGAGTATGTTAGCAGTGTAATAAAAAAATCAGGAACACCTGATCCCGCTAAATTTTGGCAGCAGATAGTAGAGCCCCTAATGACTGGTATAAAATATAATGAGCAAATAAGGCATAGAAGTAAGGCAGTTATGGAGCCCGAAGGTGGTTGGAACACATTCAATCAAAGGCTATTATCTGATATAAGTTCTATAACTACTGCATACTTTAGTAGTATGCCTATAAAACAATATACTTATAAAACAGGTCGTTTAGAGTTAGCCAATAAGCAGGTAGGCTATACGGAAAAACATGGCGTACAGGGTATAATTTCAGCCTTAAATGCTACATCTGAGATATCATTACTAAGTAATAGTTTTTATATAGATGGGAAATACGTTTCAAAACCATCTAGAAGACAGATGGATCGTATAATAAAGGAGTTAGAATCTGGTGAAGGTGTTCCTGTTGAAATGGAAAATGGATTCAGGGAGTTCTTAGGCGACAAGAAGAAAGTAGAGGATCATGCAAAGGCACAAGGTAATAATACCATTGATCTAAGCAAGCAAAGATTTAAAGTTATAGCAGCCGATGAAAGTACATTGATACTTGTTAGGATGGGTCGTGATAATAGAATACAGCAAGATCTTCTTTCTGGTTTTCGTAGATCTGGGGAAGATGCTAATGGAGATAGAATGCCAGGTGGGCATCTATATGAAAAACTTCAAGCCTCATTAGATCAAAATCAATTTCCATCAAAAATGCTTGAACTGGTTGACAGGATCAATGAGGGTAAGTTAAGAGATAATGATATTCACGATGCAATAGTTCTTACAAGATTGATAAATGATAGACCATCCTTAATAAGGAAATGGGCTGATCTACCGACAGAAGAAAGGAAAAAGGCCTGGAAGTATCTCAAATTAAGTGAGATGAAGAATGGATTCGTAGGTCATGAAGAAAACCTTGCAAGGGTAAGGTCGTTTTTAGAGGGGGCTGCAGATTCAGATAGGTCTGGTTTTTTTAAGAATGTACTAGATCAGGCTAGAATATTCCTACCAAAGGATAAGAATGCAAAGTTTCCAAAGTTAAAAATGCTAACCGTTGCTGATGAAATGGTTCATGAAGGTGGCAAGGTTAATATATTTTCATCTATCGACCATAAGAAAGCTGAGTTATCAGAACTTTTAAGTAAAGAGATCATTAGTCAAAGAACATATGATGATAATATTCAAAGTTATGAAAAACTTACAAAGTCTATAGTAGATGGTGAGACATTCTTATCTAAACGTGCATTCATAGGTAATCTTGCAATGATGGGTGGCATAAGTCCAGATATGGTATCTTTTAATCCAGATGGAAGTGTAAAGGAAATAAAAGTTGGTGGTATAAAACCAACTATATCACATACAGACATCAAAACAGATATGTCTGACATGGCATCGTATGGTAGGGTTAAGGAATATTATTCAAAGACAGCATTTAAATATAATCCTGAGTTTGATGCATTACTTGACAGGCTTGGAGTAGATGGGATAACATTTAATTCATCTAATAAAGTAAATGAATTTAGAAATAACAACACAAGTGATTGGTATAATACAGATCTTAAAGCAATGGAATCTACTATACGAGATGGTGGTAGAAACGTACATGCTTCACTTAAGCCCATAGAAAGTTTTGATAAACTATCTAAAGATTTTGCATCTGTTAGCGATTGGCTTTCTAAGGATAATATTATTTTTGACAAGACAAATATAAGTGAGATACCATTTGAGTCTATTAACTTAAAATCATTAGGTCAACCACATGACCCATTGGTAGGTTCCAATCTTGGTGTACATATGCACCACAATGTAGGTATAAGAGAATGGATAAATCTTGATGCTAAACTAGATAATGTATATCATTCATTTGAGAATTATGTAGATCCATATTATGCCACAAGACTAGCCAAGGATCTATTTGCTCATTCATCTGAAACAGGTGACATGACATGGCTTAACACGGGTATTGATCATTTCTTAAAACATGATGGCTTGCTTACATCACCCTGGCAAAGAACAAAGATAGAAGAAAAGATAATACCCTATTTCATGAATAATGGTATGATCGCAGCAGGTCGTGTACCAGAAGGGTCTCTAGATGTAATGACAGCAGACATGGGTGGCTTAAAAACCTCTGTCATGAGAAGCGAAGCAGACGGAACAAGATCTGTACAATTATATGGAGAATTCTTACAGTCAAAGCACTCTGCTGAAAAACCTTTTAAACTAGGTGGAACACAAGATAGACCAGATGTTCAAAGTGTTATAATACAGCGTGTTGATCATTCTAATGCTAATTCTGGTGGAGAACTTGTTCAAAGAAAATCTGACGCATTCATGGTTAAGCGTGGTGGTGAAAAATATCTTATCATAGAAGGTAAAGCAATAGATAAGGATGGTAATCTAAGGGATATATATAATGATTCTAAATTAGAGTACCAACTTGATTCAAAAACTAAAGACTCAGATGTTAAAAAGGCACAAGCATTAAATAGAAATCTGTTTAAGCAAGTAGAGAAAAAAGAGAATGAATTCTTAGCAAGATTAGAAAATTTAGATAATGTTAATTATAGTGAGGCCATGACAGAACTTTATCAATTCGATAACACAATGGCCGTTGGTTCAATAAATAATAGACAACCAAGGAACCAAGCTGGTGATCTTGTGATATCTAGATTAAAAGCATTTGAAGGTAAAGATGGTAAAATTGTTACCCATAATGGTGATCTTGCAGGTAATAGTAGTAGAATGAACCATGCTGATGCGATCAATCCACAAGATGCTGATTATGACATGGATAAATCATCTTCATTTGTTGCTGCACCTAATAGATTATGGGCTGAGGCTGCTAGACTTTCTGGATATAGAACAGTTAATGATATTAAAGGGTTAAATGCAATATTTGATGATGTATTTAGTAAAGCATCACCAGAACTATTTACCTTTGAAGGAGATCCACAGCAATATAAAGCCGAAATGAATGCTACTGATCTAACAAGGGGTAGATTTGTAAAAATGCATCAAACTCTTACATATCTACATAATATATATAGAGAATCACCTCTGCTAGTAAATATGAAACATTTAAACGACCCTCATAGAATGATGGAAGTAAGATTAAATGTAGATAAGCTTAGATATTTTGATACAGTTGATGAGGTATCTTCTAGTGTAAAACTATTTTTAGACATGTATAAACAGAATCCTAAATTTTATACAGAAAATCCGGATGCCTTAATGAGGGAATTATTCTTTGGATTTAATCGTGGTGGGGTAGAGCATAAAGGACTATTTGAACTTCGTGATGGAAAAGATGGTTCAATATTAAAAGAGAATATTAATTATCAGTCTGAAAGGATGAAACAAGTAAGAGATGATATATACTATGGTCTCATTTCACCTATAAATAAATACTTGAGGTATAATAAGGGTACTACTGTTGATGAGACCAATAGAGATATGTCAGCAACTTTACAAGACTATCAACGTGCAAGGCAAGGTCTTATGTTCTCTATTCTTCCAAAGCACGGTAGAAATCATAAGGTAATAGATGGTATATACGATAATACAGGTATGTATGAATCTGCAAATAACTTTTTTGATAGATCTCAAAATCCATTTGATTTTGCAATGAGAAGATTAAATAGCATTGCTAATAAAAATCATTCATTTGACGAAAGTAAACCAAGTTCGCATAGGATATTAGAATACATACAATCAGGTAGGGTTCCAAATAATTGGACACTACCTAAGGACATAGCACCAGAAATAGCTGATCAATTTCAAATGAATAGGATAGCTGAAACAGCAATGAGAGAAATGCAAATGAAATCTGGTGATATTGCTCAGCTTGATTTTATGGCTGCAGATCTTAGAAGAATCAATGGTAAGCTGGAATACTTAAATAGCATAGGCGGTAGAGGTAATGATATACAAAGTACTGCAGAATATAAAAGTTTATTAGAAAAGAAAGTACGAACAGAAGAATTAAAATCAATCATTGAAGAAAGATTATCTTATGATCCAGGTAATCCAAAAAATGATTATGACTATAATCCTGTAAAGAAAAAGGGAGGAAAGCCAGGGGTATATACAAACTTTAAAAATAAGCCCGTAGTTATTATAAATAAACAAGGTGAAACAAGAGAGGTTGTACTTCCCGGTAAGTCTAATATTAAATTTTTAGGCGCTTCAGATAAATTAGTAATAAATGGTCATAGATATGAGATAGTTGAAGGTGAGATCCAAACGGGACTAAGGGCTGATTACAAAGCATTTGGTGGTGAAGTAAGATATGTTCACAAAGACGGAAGGATTGATCATATATCAAGAGCCGAACAAGTATTTATAGACAGAGAATATAATAATTTACGATCAGATATAAATAATGCTTATGCAAATTTACCTGATCGTACTCAATCTGCTTTAGGTGAGTATGCTGCTAGGCGTACTGCTTTAATTCTCGATAAACTTGCAAGTCCTGATTTTGCTGATCAACCAGCACGGCAATTTGCTTTATTGGCTAGAATGTTAAGACCTAGTTGGGATCCAAATGTGTCTCCCATAGAAACAATGAGGTTTGGAAACCATTCTAGAACATCAAGCATAGGATCTGTAAAATACATAGAAAACAAATTAGCAAAGACTGTATATAATACTCTTTCACAGGTTGCCAATGGAAGTGTTCAAGCAAAGGGTGGGTTAGATAAGATAAGTGCTAATGAATTACTTAGAGACCTTATTGCTACATCAAGAAATTATTATGTGCAGGAACGTACTGGTATTGAAGTTGATATGAGAAAATTAGAAAAGGTAGGATTTACAGAGCCTACTGAATTACCTAACGGATATATGACCGACGCTCAATATTTAGACAAAGGAATATTCCAGTTATTAAGAGATGGGAATTCAAAACAACGTCAAGCAGCAGGCATCATGTATGATTATATGTCAGGTAAAAAACTTGTTGACTCTGCTACTCTTTATAGAGCATCAAAAGAAATGGAAAGAAATGGTATTCCCGTTGATCAGCAATTCATGATGAAAGTTTATGATAGACAGACAAATACATTTGGTGATATAGAAGTAAGAAACTTTGGTATGATCGATGCATATAGAGGTAGAAACATGGGTCAAGGTGGTTCAATAAAAGAATCAACTAAAGGTAGGGTCGAAGAGTTATTCAAATGTCTTACATTGGATTAAAAATAACGAAAATGTTTATCTATATATATAAAAATTTGAAATTCCATTTTAAAAGTGGCACCCCCCAGCAGATTAAATTTTCAAACCCTCTAGGAGTATATCATGTCTAGTATATTATCTTGCGCTTCTCATGTTTTAAATAAGAAAAGAGCTAAGGGAGAAAGAATGTCTCCGCAAAAGAAAAAGAAGGTACATGAGCGTATGACTAAAATAGCTGCTGATTGGCAAACAGGTGCAAGGTATAAAAACATAAGGGACTCTAAATATAATACATTTGAACAATTTGAGCGTATATATGAAGAAGCCACAGGAATACCCTTAGATCCAATACAGGGTGCCATACCCAATTTAAAGGATGTTAAGAAGTTTGAGATAAGACTTCAAGAGTTTAATGGAATACTTGGTACTAAGGATGGTGCTGTAATGGCCAATCTTAAACTTCCAAGGCGTATATTAATGAGATTACCAGAACTTAATAAATATCAACAGGAATTAGTAGCTGAAACAGGATTTTTTAGAAGGGAAAATGTTGATAATAATAAACGCATAAACGATATATTGCATAATTTTAAAAAGTTTTCAGGTGCGTTAGGTGGAAATCCTAAGGAATATAGCCAATTAGAAGCACAATTAGAGCCAATTATTGCAAATAAATCTGCAGGTAAAACAATAAATCGGAGTTTATACCAAGAACTAAGACATAAAAAAATGAATATGCTTACAAATGGTGCTGGTAAAGCAAATGTAATATTATCAGAAGTGTTTCAAGGTGCAAGTATACCAGAGCTTAGAAAAAAACATGGATTTGGTGCTAGAGAGGAATCTTTATTAAACAACATGAAGCGTGAATGGAATGAGGTAAGAAAGACAACCTCAACTAATTTAATAAGAGGTCTACAAAAGGTAATATCAATTAACAAGGATAGTAATATCCCTGGTATGGATAAAATACTTGCAGATATGAAAAATCGTATAAAAGAAATTGAATTTCAAAAAGTTCTCGATAAGAATGAAAAACCAATAAAGGATCTTGATTATTTTAAAGCAGACGAGCAAATGCAAATGTTTGGATTTACTGAAGGTAGTGATTATGTTGCAAAAAAGGGAAATAACTACATGGTGGCAAATAGACAATATATGCCACAATATGTATTAGGTATTCCAAAAATACTCGGAAAAATAGAGAGAGCTCTTAGAAAAGAACCCCTTGAAGGAGAAACTCTACCCGAATTAATGAAAAGTATTAGAGAAGAAGTTACCAATCTTGATGGAATCATAGATAGAGCTAAATCAAGATCTGTTGCTGATAGTGAATATAGTCTGGATCCATTCATGTTCCTAAATAAGTACGTTGGTGATGTTTCTTTGTTTAATTATAAGATACACGTAAAAGACAGTTTTAAACGTGCAACTGACACATTAATGAATGAACACTTAGCTCCTGCAAAAATAGCAAAAAATGAAACAGTTACTGAAGCATTAGAACATCATTTAAGGGTTGCTGCTGATGTATATAATACAGTTCAAAAACTTGATGCTGGTGATACTGTGGTTAGTGATAATATTATGAGAACATTAAGTGCATTAACATATTTTAGGTTATTAGGCGGCAATATGCGTAGTGCTCTTCGTAACGGTACCCAAAGAGTATATGAATTAAATAGATGGGGATTTAAAGGATTAAAAGATGCTAGAAAGTTTTATACTGAGGCTGGTGGAACAGAGAATGCTGAACTTGCAAATAGCCAGGCTAAAAGATTTGGTCTTTTATGGTTTGATGGCAAAGAAGCGAGTTCTTCAATTCTTGATGCATTTAAAGGTAAAGGTGACATATCTGCAGCATCACAAGGAGCATTGCAAGAATCGTTTTTAACAGGTAAGGGTTTGAAAGTAAGTGCTGAAGGTGAAATAGTAAGGTCAACCGATGGTGTTACTGATATAGTTGCTAGACAAGCATCTAAACTATCTGATAAAGCAGCCTTTATGCATAAGGTTGTCGAGGATTGGAATAGATCAAGAACATTTAGAATGGGATTTGCTATTGCATACAAAAATCTTCAAAACATGTCACCTGAATGGATATCTAAAAAATCAGGTATAAATATAAAAGCTGATGGTAGTAGTGAAAAAATAGCAAAATGGATGGCTAATGAAGCAGGTCAGATAGGATATAATTCAGTTCTTGACATTCATTATGAGTATGCTAGATGGGCAAAAGCCAAGGCACTACAAGGCGGGCCAGGTATAAAGGGTAGAGCAGGAACATTTCTTGGTCAGTTCATGCATTATAGATTTTCAAATTTTGATATGATGTATGATTGGTACAACAAGGCTAAGGTATCAATGAAAGCGGGTGATTTTACAAGTGAAGAAATGTTTGTAATGATGAGGTTAGGTGTTGTAACAGGAATGATCAATAATATATTTGCACCACTTACAAACATTAGAACTGATAGTGTATTAAGTAATGATGTTGCACAAACAGCAGATGCTGCATATTCATGGTTTACTACTGATAGGGAAGATCCAGAAGCTGTAAAAAAACTTGAAAAGAAAACATTTGGTCAAGGTGGTTATTATTTTCTTGGGCCTAATGTTGGTTTTCTTTTGTCTTTAGCAGAAGTAAAGAATTTTAGAGAAATGGATAGAGATGCTGTATATAGAGAAGATCTTCAATTTGTAGATGATAGAGTAAAGAAGTATAAAACACTTGCACTTATCAATTCTCAAATGGCAAGGACTTTCACATATAGTACACCTATTCTTTATGAACGTGGTCTTATTGATGCAATGAGATTAGAAACTGGTGTATTTCCAGATCAAGATATAAAAGATATAAGAGATTCGGCTAAAAAATGGGTAGGAAGAAATTTATATCCTGTATTTAAACAGGACTGGATGAGATATAAATACCCGAAGAGAAAGCAGCCCGCACAAAGTACGGATGCTGCTCTCCAGGCTTTAACATTACTAACTTAGATCTAAGTATAGTTCTGCTCTTTTAATAAGGTCTAACCATTCTTCATATTCCATGATGACATAGGCTTCTCCCCTATCTTCACGTACTAGTGCAATATCACAACAATCAGGAGGCTTAATCCATTTTGCGATACGCTTTCTTCTTTTGCACTGTACTTTATATTCTCCAATAAGGGCGTCAACCTCTTCTTCTAGTCCAAGTGACATTCCATTAGACCCATAGGCTCTTTTGGCCTTTATACCCTTATTTTTCGCTTTATTAACACATTCTCTTTCAAATGTATTTCCTTTGATCTTACTTGGATGTGTCATTTAATAGGTTCCTTAAAATACCCTACTGCTTCTGTAAGATGATATGTGTTTGCTATCAATTTTATTCTTTCTTCTGCTTTATTTAACTTTTCTTGTACTTTATTTAAATGCTCAACTATAATGTCTGTATCTGAAAGCATTATATCTATTTTCCTTTCATATTTTCCTACCATCTCTTCAGTTTGTTTTACATATGCTTGGTCATATTCATAAGTTGCTAGGTCAGTCATTTTCATCTCCCGTATTATGTAGTGATATGAACTTGTATTCTACTTCATCACCAGTATTTATATTAAAATCATCAGCAGTAGTAGGCTCTCCATCTAATGCTGCCATTGCTAATGCTCTCAGTATCTCAGGGTCTTTGATATTCTTTGCATTCATTATCTGTTGTAATGCATTTCTATATCTTTCCATGTATTGTTCTACGTCTAAGAGCATCTCATTCCAGGTCATAATCCCAGACGGGACTTAATGATGTTTATATTTGATTTCATTTCTTGGATCGATTGTTCTACTATTCTTATTCTCTTTGATAATTTACCCTCAGCCTTGGGTTGCTCAGGTTTCTTTGAAAAGATCTTATCTTTCATCGATATTTTAGGTTTGTCTTCCACGGTAACTCCTATTTGTTAAGGTTGCCTAATGCAATATACATTAGTTCTGGTGTTAATCTCTTTATATTTCCTTGTTTACAACGTACAGCCATTCTTTTTACCATCATCATGGCTTCATGATCGATAAACTCAACAGCACCTTTACCTAGTTGTAATTCATTTTCTTTGAATATTTGTTTTATTTCTTTCTTTGTCATTGTATTGCTCCTTAATTTAAAATAGCAGTATATATTTTCCCATAGATGAAGTCCCATATCTTCCATGAGTCCGACTTACACAGTCCCGTATTTCGAGGATTACTGCTATTTGATAGTCAGTTGAACTTAATCAACCCGGTTATCAGCCAAATATAGGGAAACTCTTCAGTAGCCAACCAAAGCATTTATCACCATTTTTAAGTAATGTATCATTATTTACATGGTTAATGTTAGCTCCCCTAGTTTTTGTTTGTCATTGCCATTGTTGAATTGATCTTTTGTATTTCATACATAAGGTGTCCCGTAACTTGCTTTTTATGGGAACCTCCTTTAGATGTTACAAGTTTAAGACCTTCCAACAATATTTCAGTTTCTTGTATACTTTCAAATACTAGAACAGGTACTCTCATTGATTTGGCCATTATCTAAATCCTCCTACAAAGTTCTTTCTTAAAAGCCTTACTCCAGGGATATCTGTACCATCTTTTAACTCTTCTAGTATTCTTTTCTTATCAAGTTTCTTTGTTTGAACGGTTATCCAGTATTCATCAGGTATGTCATTTTCGTCTATTACTTCAACTGCACCAGCGGATTTTCTTATCTTAAGGGGATTGAAAACAGAGTTCTTGGGCATTGTCTTCAATTCTTCATGGGATTGGATAACAAGCTGCTTAACCCGTTCATTTGTATTGTGAAGCATTTTCTTTATGTTCTTACATTTGGTCATATGTTCATCTACCATTTGCATCTTTTTTTCATTATCACGGTAGAACCAATATATACCATCTTCTTTTTGATATAATTCTACAAATAACTCTTTTATCTGTACATTGAACTGTTCAGGCTCCATGGCCATTTCCATGTTCATCTGTTGAGTCATTATGTCAGTAGTTATCTCATTCATTGTTCTCTTCATAATCTTCCTCTTTTCCTATTGCATCCCAATCTGGTTCAAGCAAGTCTGGGTCAAGATCTTTTCCACACATTCCACAGGTAAGTCCTTCAGGTGTGTTTGTATCCTCCTCCGTTGCTTGATATTCCATTTCATCTTTTGGATGCTGACATTCAAGTTCTTTTGTTGTTATTATTGCTATCATCCTACTAACCTCAATCCATCTAGTGAAAGATCTACATATAGTGTTTCTTTTTCACGATTTGCTGTACTCTCAAGTTTTAAACCCTTTATTAAACTTTTCTCTTTTACGTCAAATAAGGGTTCCAAGGATAATACTTTATTAACATTATATGCTACTCTAAATGAACCTTTAGAAGATGCTATGTTCATTCCTTCATGAAATGCACTTTTTGTTATCTCGCTTATGACAAATACTATCAGATCATGTTGAACTGCTAATTCTGTCAATACTTGAGATGCTTCTTCTACTTTCATGTTATTATCCTTCATTCTACTTCTTAGAAGACCAAGATGATCAACTACAAGTATTTCAGGTTTTTCAGGTAACATTTGTATGCGTTTCTCTATTTCATATGGGTAACATGAGTTATAGTCAACTTGTAACCAACTAAAATCAACATCGAGTCCATTTTTCTTTCTTGAATAATGCACTTCAAGATCCTCTTCATCCCAGCCTCTCTCTATCATGATGAATCTTGACATCATCTGTCTTGGGGACATTTCTAATTCCATCATGTAAGTGTTCTTCTTGAATGAATTTATCCAGTTCATCAGCAACATTGTTTTCATGCTCTTGGGAGGGGCTTGTAACAATACTACTTCACCAGGGTATACAGGGAAACTCTTTACTTGTTCATATAATTGATTGAAATTTATAGGCTTGACATTACTTGCATAGAAGTCTATTAAGACATTTTCCATGTCAGTTGCTGTCATCACAGATTGATTTTTCTTTGATTTATACAGAAAGCAAGTTTGTTGACATAATGAATCTTTAATTGAATCACTACATCCATAGTTGTAACCACTATTTTCATTAGCAGTGTAACAAGATGTTATTATCTTATCTAATTCTTCCTTAGTAAATGGTACGCTATGTTTATCGACACGTTGTCTCCAATCTTCCATTATGAGACGAACAACACTTTCAGGATATCTCCATCTTAAATGTGAACCCAATCTTAATGCTGTCATGTGCCTACTACCTTGACCAACACCTTTTAACATTAATTGTATACAAGTATAGTTGGTAGGATCAGGATCTCTTCCAAGTTTAGTTGTAACTATTGGTTCTTTCTTTTCTGTCTTTTTATCTCTTTCTAGTACATTAAACACTGGATCACATTTCATTTCAGGGTATTTAAAGTCTCCTCTTGGGTGATTTTTAATACTTTCTAATGAAAATGATCTAAACTCTGTTTCTGTTAGTGGTATTTTCCATCTCTTTGACTTGGTATTAAGAGTATTGGGAACTCTTATTATCCTTGTTTTGTCTATTACAGATGGATCAGCGTATTTATATACACCTATTCCTGTTAGCATGTCCTTTACTTTTAAATGTAGATCTTTACAAGGTTCCCATTTAAATGCAGATCCAGGTATGTTCACATGAAATCCACGTCCACTAAAGTATGTTTGGTAAGGTATTTGTTTCTTATATAATAGTTCTATTAACATAAGGGTCTTAAACTTTGCTTCATCAACATCTTTTCCATCGACATCAAGTATTAATTCATCAGGCATGTATATCAAACCATCGAATCCAGCAAGTTTCTTCTTCTTATTGAAAAATTCTATTACATATTTATCATAGTCCCATAAGGACATAAAGGTATCTTGGGGTGTACCTTCGAGTTGTGACATCTTGTTACTTTCATGAAAATGATGTCTGTTTGATAGGGATAAAGCGAACTCTTTGATCATTCCATCTCCTTCAATTCATCTTTTACCTGTTTTTGCATTTGATGTCTTTTATTCCAAAGTTCTCCACGCAATTCAGGATTAAGTTCTTGTAATCTTTGTCTACATCTTCTTATTGATTCAGATGATGGTAGATCACCTTTAGCCAATATGTGTAGAAAATCCATTACAGGTTCTTCTATCTTTGACATTTTATGATACCATACTGTAGCAAGTAATTTGTTATCATCATCTCTTAAATGAGGATGGTTACTAAGTAAATGCTTAATGATATTTATTGTTTTTTCTTTTATGTATCTCATAATGATTCCTTTTAAAGAGAAGGGGCTTCCTATAGAGTAACAGGAGAAGAAAGCCCCCTTTGGCGTACTCTAATTAAAAAGGAGGTTCATCACCACTAGTTGCAGTAGTTGTTTCTATTACTTTAGAAACTTCAGCAACCTTCTCCTTTATTTCATCTACTGTCATTTCAGTTATGAATGAATCATTAGACTCAGAAGGTTTCTTGTATTGTTCATAATACTTTTCACCTTGAGATTTCCAATAATCAACGTCCTTTTCAGCAAATGATACTACATCACCTTCTTGGACAACTGGAGCGACACGATTTAATACTCTGAAGTATCCATCCTCATTCTTATAGAAGAAAACTTGTAGTTTCTTTCCATTTAAATTGGCAGCCTCATCATCATATTGAAGACTTTTCTTACCAGATGAATCCTGAACTTCACCAATAATACCAGCATTTGCTAATCTGAATAGTTTTGCTATTGCAAATTCCTCACCAGTATCTTTTGATTTCGCTTCGTACATACGAAGGTTTATTGTATCAGGATATTCTTCGAACCATGCATCAATTAAACGTATATCATTATACATCCCGTATTTAGCATCTTTCAAAGTAACTTCTTTCCAGCCGATAGACCAATCTCCACCGGCAGAACTCATTGTTTTAATAGCCATTATGACTCCTTATTTACTAAGGTTTGTAAACTCCACGTCTTACCCGATCCTGGACTTCCTATGATGAGGATCTTTGCAGATGTAAAGTTCTTTTCTTTTACAGCATCTAACACTAACTGAAAATCTTGAGGTATTTCAGAAGGTAATAGATTTGTTCTGTCTTTTGCATGATCATACTTTTCAGTATGCTTTGTTTGCCAAACATATTTAGTCTCACCATTTGGAGCTTCAACAGTTCTTGTATAAAATACAAAATCAAACCATTTACTTATGTCTTCCTTGGTGCTACCATCTATATATGGCAATACTTTTGTTGTACCATCATCAAGGTCTCTTAATTTCCCATGTACGGTCATTACGAGAACACCTGGTATTCTTGTGATAAATTCTAGAAGCATGTCAAGGGTATTCTTGAGTTTACCCCAATCTTGCATCTTCATCTTTCCTGTTTTATCAACAAGACTTCTTTGGTACTTCTTTGATAGTTCACTGAACGTATCAAGTATTAGTGCATCTATTTGAGTTCCATTTTTGGGAACGGTCTCAAGCACTTCTTGTTCAATTTCTAACTCACCTATCTTTGTCTTATGTACTGCTTTTTGAACAGTATACAATTCAGATATGGTCTTTTTAAATTGATCGAATGTGGTAGGTGAAAGCACTGGATATCCAAATAACTCTTGTATTTCATCTGGGCCTCCAAGTGTTTGCGAACCACGTTCAAGATCAAACATCAAACATTTCATTCATTCTCCTTTATTATATGTGTTTTAATAAACCTATTTAACATTGACATTAGCATCATAACCATAAAGATGCCTACAGCCCATATTACCATGGCAATACCTAGTATTAAGATATTACCTATCCACTCTGCTATATCCATTACTAACATTTCCCCTCCTTATCTCGGTAGATTAAAGTGATCATATACCCATCTACGTACATTTTGATTTTGCCAATTATGTTCATTTACTGCTTTATCATGATCATAAAATGCAAATTCTCTTGCATAAGTCTTACCTTTCATGCTTTCTGCTTGTTGAAAGAATATAACTTTGCCTTTATCTGTTGGCGTTGCAATATAATCACAATGATTGGGTGTTATTTTAATCATCAATGAATGACCATAAGTGGTCTCTG